ACTTCGGGTTCTAATAAACGTACGAACGCGCCTCGCCTCACGGCGGGGCGTTTATAATGAGCGAGAGTGAGCATGTCTGAAGCATATTTTAACAAGGTACGAGAGAGCGCCGTCGGCGAAATGCTGGCAACCATAAAAGGCGGACGTAACGAAACACTAAACAAAGCCGCATACGCATTAGGGCGCCACGCCCACCTTGGCCCAGCCAACATCGATGCGGCGATCAACGATCTACACGCAGCCGCAAAACAAATCGGCCTCAACGAAATCGAGATCAAAGCCACCATCGGGTCAGGCTTTAAGCGCGGCGGCGAAAATCCCAAGGTCCTCGAGGACAGCGACGCAATTCCCTACACGCCATCCGAGTTCGATCGCCTGATCGGTCGTTTGGCCAGTAAGGAAATGTTGGTGCGCGACGAGGAGACACGCCAAGACAAGATAAAGAAGGCGCAGGAGCAATGGGATCGCGCTGTACCGATATCACGGGAAACAACCGACGCGGTACGCCCAGCGCTGCTTTACCTGAACTCACGGGGCCTTAGAGCGAGCACAGCGGTCGACGTGGCGCGCTTCAGCCCCAACGTATACGACGGGCCAGCTATAATCTTTCCTGCGCTCAACGAGAACGGCACAATCCAAGGCGTGCAAGCCGTGCTTCTCACGCCCGAGGGCAAGAAGCGCGAGCACAATGGCATTAGCAAATACTCGCGCGGCGTTCTCGCTGGCAACGTAATGCGGATCGGGAACGAACACGACGGCGGCGCAATCATCATGTGCGAGGGGCCAGAGGACGCGCTCAGCGTCAGGCAGGCTGTCAGCGGTTACGCGGAGGCGACGATCGTCTGCACGTTCGGCAAGGCTGGCATGGCCTCGTACAACGTCCCACGGGCGTCGGACGTCACGATCTGCGCCGATCCCGACCTCGACGTTGACAAGTGCGCCGAGGTCCTCGCAGGCGATGGCAGCACAGCCGTGCACGTCGTGCACTTTGATCGCCTCGGCGTGGAAAACGTAAAGGACGCCAACGACTACCTCAAGGAAGCGGGCGAGGAGGCGCTCAAGCTCGCACTCTCGCAGGCGAAGCCAGTCGAGCAGGCAAAGCAAGAAGCCATCGCAACCGAGCGCAACTGGCCGACGCTGTTCGAGCCATTAGACGCCGCAAACATTCCCGCGCGGCGCTGGGTCTACGGGCATCACTACATACGCTCATACGTCAGCGTCGTGGCATCAGCAGGGGGCTTGGGCAAGTCATCCATGCAAATGGTGGAGGCGGTCAGCATTGCCACGGGCAAATCGCTGCTCGGGGAACTCGTGCACGAGCCGTGCAACGTCTGGATCGTAAACCTCGAGGACCCGATGGAGGAGATGCAGCGCAGAATGGCAGCCGTGATGCAGCACTACGGCATCAAGCCCGAAGAGGTGCGCGGCAAAATCTTCCTAGACGCAGGGCGCGATCTTAAGATGATCTTCGCCAAGCAAACGCGTGACGGCCTCGAGATCATCGAGGAAATCGTTGAATACATGATCAAGGTCATCAATGAGAATGACATATCCGTCGTCTTCATTGACCCGTGGGTCGCCGCAATGGGCGGCATCAGCGAAAACGATAACATGGCGATGAACGCGGCGGTGGGAGCCGTGCGCGCAATCGCAGATGCAACGGACGCAGCAATCGTGCTCACTCACCACATTCGCAAGACGAACGGTGAGGAGGCAACGATCGACAGCGTGCGCGGTGCTGGCTCGCTCATCGGTGCCGCGCGCGCTGCTCGTGTACTTAACCGCGTCACGCAGGAGGACGCCATGAAGCTCGGCGTCAGCGAGCAGGAGAGCCTCGGCATCTTCCGCGTAGACGACGGGAAAAACAATCTCAGCTTGCCAGCGTCCAAGGCGCTCTATCGGCGCATGGAGAGCGTGCTCTTGGCCAACGGTGAATATGTCGGCGTTGCCACAGAGTTTAAGCTGCCAGACTTGTTCGACGGCATCAGCGCCAAGCACGCGATGGAGGTGCAGCGCCTCGTCGGGGCAGCCGAGGAGCGCGACGAGCCAATGCGAAAAAATGTCCAAGCGAAAAACTGGGTCGGTCAAGCGGTCGCCGTTGTGCTAGACTTAGACATGGAAAAGAAACACGAGAAGGCGAAGGCAAAGGCAGTCGTGGCGAAGTGGCTCGAGACAGGCGTCCTAAAGGAAGCCGAGTGGAAGAGCGCACGACACGGACGCGAGGTGCCAGTGATCGTCGTCGGCGAGTGGATCAGCAGATCGGAGGCAGGGCTATGAGCTACAGCGATGAGAGAGACGAGATCATGCGCGTCGTGTACTGCGAGAAGTGCGACGGATACGAGGTCGAGTGGAACGGCGCCAACGAACGGGTGCCGTCGCTGAACTGTGAGCAGGACATCGCGGAGGCAATCAAAGCGTGCGCCGATGCCATCGAGGAAATTGCAGAGCTGGAGGAGTTGCTCGGGTCGTTGCTTTTGAGCGATGTACATGCTCCACAGTTTCCACACTAAAGGTGTGGTGAGGTGTGGAAGGTGCGGAAAATAAGCACGAAATAGCTCCACCACACCTCTAGCGTATATAATACGCTAGTGTGGGGGAACGTGGAGAGCTTATGAATAGTAGGTGTGGAAGGACTTGGTTATGAAGCAGAGAATTACCGTGGGGAAGGCAAAGGCGAGAGGACGTGATCCAGTTGGGCATGTAAAGCCTGACGAGGATGCGCTGGTCATCAAGGCGGCAGTCTGGGGACAGCTCGAGCCGCTACAGCGTGTGGCAAATGAAAAGATTAAGCGGTGGGGCGATTACCTACCGAAGTGCGTGCCGCCAGAAATGGCTGGTCGCTTCGAGGCAGCCTACGAGGCGCTCGAGGCTGCGGTGCTCGAGAACAACGTCGTCAAGACGCACGAGATTGCGGGGCAGCTTATGCGCGCGTGGGACGTCCTCGAGAAGACGGCGATCGCAGCGGGGCATGAGCCGCTTAAGGAGAGCGCGTGGTGCGTGCAGATGGAAGAGGGAGACGTGATCTGTATCGCGCTTCACGGACACGCTGAGCTGCGCCAGAAGTTCCCGCATTGGACGGTCTACGGGATCGAGGACGCGTGCCGCATCCTGCGGGCAGACTGGACAGCGTCATTCTTGGACAAGGCATACGACAGCTTCCCAAATGCGAAGCTCACGAAAGTCGTGTACAATGGCGAAGACAAGGAACCGATTAACTGGGACTTAGGAGGAGACGATATACCATGGTAGGCGAAGTCGGCATGGCAAAGATGGCAGCGCTAGACGAGGTCGGCGAGGAAGAGATACTCGAGCGCATCGCACAGGGCGAGACAATGCAGATGCTGTGTAAGCAGTACAACATCGGCACGAAGCTATGGTACAAGTGGCTCGATCGCGTCGAAGGGCGCAGAGATCGTTACAACGCAGCGCAAGCTGAGGCTGCGCACTTCTACGCGAACAGAGCGGTGCAGACGGCGCAAGCTGTCACGCCTGACATGGTCAACGTGGCGAGACTGCAAGTGGATACGGATAAGTGGATCGCGTCTAAGCTCAACGCGCAGTACGATACGAGGCAGCGCGATGTCGCTGTCAACATCAGCGTGACAGACTTGCACGCGCAGGCTGCGCAGCTACTCAACACTGTGGAGATGGGAGACGTGATCGACGTGGACGCGGAGGACGTGAGCGATGGGTAGGTGGCGACTTCACGCACTGGCGCAACACTGCGCACGCGGGCGCGCGCGTAAACTATCGAGTTTAGTTTTGCAACCATTAAGTGCATTCTGCAGCGCAGCAAGCCGCAACGCAGCATCGAGCGCGCGCAAACACCTTATTTATATGTCGCATGCAAAAAGTGGAATTTAACATAATGCGTGTTATACGACTTTCGGGCGGATTTTCGTGCTGCGCCGCAGAAAAAGCGCGATTTTGCCCCCCCCTTCGATCGGATCGGCCCCCGTCAAAATACGAGGACCTCCCCACGCACCCCCGTCAAAAAATTTTCGGAGAACCCACATGACCAACGATAACCCGTTTTTGAAGCTGATGGCCCGCTACCGCGATGACCCAGTTGCCTTTGCCCGCGAGGTCATCGGCATCGAGCCTGACGAGTGGCAGATTGAGCTTTTGGACGCTGTCGCCGCGCCTGCGGTGAGGCGTGTTTCCGTTCGCTCTGGCCACGGCGTCGGCAAGTCCACGGCGGTCGCGATGGCTGCGATTTGGCATGTTCTGATGCGCATCCCGAGCAAGACCGTTGTGACGGCGCCTACGTCGTCGCAGTTGTTTGACGCGTGTTTCGCGGAGATGAAGAACGTGGCTAAGCGGCTCAAGCCCCCGTTTAACAATTTACTCGAGATCAAGAGTGACCGCATTGAGCTGAAGAGCCAGCCCGAGGCCACGTTTATTTCGTGCAGGACGTCGCGTGCGGAGCAGCCAGAGGCGCTTGCGGGTGTACACTCGGAAAACGTGCTTCTCATTGCCGACGAGGCCAGCGGCGTACCGAACGCGGTGTTCGAGGCTGCGTCTGGCTCTATGTCTGGCCACAATGCGACGACTATTCTGACGGGCAACCCCACGCGGAACACGGGCTTCTTTTACGACACGCACTCTCGGCTTCGCGATGACTGGTACACGATGCATGTGAGCTGCGTTGACAGCCCGCGCGTTGCTGAGGATTTCGTTGATGACATGAAGAAGCGTTACGGCGAGGATAGCCCTGCGTTTCATGTGCGTGTACTTGGCAACTTTCCCCCGAGTGAAGAAGACACGGTTATTCCTGTGGCGCTGATTGATGCTGCTATGAATAACGATATTCGGGTACACGAGGATACGACGACGATTTGGGGTTTGGACGTTGCGCGTCAGGGTGGGGATGCGAGCGTGCTGTGTAAGCGTCAGGGGCCTGTCGTGCATCCGCTGACGGTTTGGCGCAATCTCGACTTGATGCAGCTTACGGGCGCCGTGAAGGCGGAATATGACGCGTTGCCGCCGTCCAAGCGGCCAGCGGAGATCATTGTTGATAGTAATGGCTTTGGGGCGGGTGTACTGGATCGCTTGCGTGAGCTTGGCTTGCCCGCGCGTGGTCTGAATGTGAGTGAGCGCGCGTTATCGAAGGACACGTATTTGAACTTGCGCGCTGAGCTGTGGTTTAAGTGCAAGGCGTGGCTGGAGGGGCAGGACGTGAAGTTGCCGCGCGATGATTTGTTGTGGGCGGAGCTTGCGGCGCCGCGTTATCACTTTACGAGCGCTGGCAAGTTGCAGGTGGAGAGTAAGGACGCGATGAGGAAGCGTGGCGTTCCCTCGCCTGACCGCGCTGATGCTGTTTGCTTAGCGTTGGCCAATGATCACACGACGATGGCGTTTGGAACGAGTTCGAGCGGCTCGTGGAGCCGCCCGTTGAAGCGTAATATACGTGGGGTGGTTTAGGTGAAGCCCTCCACCATTTGTATACGCTCACCGATCCAACGCATCACTGGCACCGCCATGCTATTGCCCATCGCCTTGTATCGAGGTCCGTCTGGGCAATTTTCGGGCGTTTTATTGCGCCACGGGATCTGCGTGTAGTTATCGGGGAAACCTTGCAGCCGCTCGCACTCAATCGGCGTTAGGCGGCGGACTTGTAGCGCGCTGCGTAACAACGGCGTGTTGCGCCCAGATGCATTGCAGTTTGTGTTCAAAGTATTAAAAACATTTCCTTCACGCAGTTCGCCTGCTTGGTTTTGAGCAAAGGCCACCGCTACAGTGTTGTCATGAACTCCCCCGCCAGTAGACGCCCTTAAAGCTGTTGGAACGTCTGAAACGGTTTGATTGTACGCATCGAACGCCACCGCCGTCGTGTGACCCACCGACAGCGACGGCGACACCTCCGGCGTTGACGCCGCCTGCGTGCCGCTCATTTCTGCGGGAAATGCGATCAAATCTGTGGCATCTTTGTGATCGCGCGGTTTTGACGCTAAATCTGCCCCTCCTGACCCATAGCTTGCAGTTATGCTCATTGTAACATCAGACAGTGTCGTTTCCCCTGTAGCTTTAGCGGCACCTAGTCCGCCGCCACCGCTTCCAGAGCGCGTTGTAACTGCTCCGGCAATTTCTTCCCGCGCTTCTCTGCTCGGCGCAGGATGCCCTGACAGGCTTTCTCGCTCAAATAGAACCGCTGCGGCACGTCTCCAGTCTCCAAGGTATCCGACAACAAACACACGTCTGCGTCGCTGGGCCACTCCGAAGTACTCAGCGTTAAGCACTCTGTAGGCGAACCCAAACCCGAGTTTGCCCAACGCCCCGAGGAAGGTACCAAAATCCCTTCCTCTGTTGCTAGACAAGACGCCGGGGACGTTCTCCCAAACCAACCACTTGGGCTGATACTGTGCAGCAATGGCAAGATAGGTGAGCATAAGGTTTCCCCTTGGGTCATCAAGTCCCTTGCGAAGTCCTGCGACACTGAATGATTGGCAGGGTGTTCCTCCAACAAGAAGGTCAATTGATCTGTCATGTGGCCACTCCTTAAATTTTGTCATATCGCCAAGGTTCGGCGTTTCTGGGTAATGGTGCTGCAAAACAGCACTCGGGAACTTTTCTATTTCGCTAAACCACTGTGGCTCCCAACCGAGTGGGTGCCACGCGGCTGTGGCGGCTTCTACGCCTGAGCATACACTTCCATACTTCATGATCTATCCCTTGGTCCTCGGACTGCGTATCGCTTTTTGACTTGTTGGACGGCTTGGTGCGTCATGCCTAACTCTTTTGCGATGGCGCGGTTTGTGAAGCCTTCCTGTATCATCTCGATGGCGACTTGAATGTGTTTGCGTGCGCCTATGCGTGACGAGATTGTGCCGACCGTGCCTTGATTGATCCCGAGGTGCTCGGCGATCTGTTTCTGCGTGTAGCCTTCCTTCGTCATTCGGATGATTGCGGCGTGACGTTCAGCTTTTACATGCTTACCCTCGACCGACTTTTTCTTGTGGTCCTCGGGGTGCGTGATTTGGCTGCCCCATTTTTTACGGTAAACCTGTGTTTCCTGTGTTGCTGTTTCCCGCATCATGCTCATTAGCTCTTCTGGCGTCGGTGTTCGCCCGTTTTCTTGGACGAACGCTTGGAGCTTATTCATATTTTGTATCCTTCTTTTCTGCGATTATTTACGAATTTCTTGAGATCGTCTTTGGCGTACCAGTATCGGTTGCCTGCGGATGGCGAGGCGTCGCGTTTCGTCCACGCCTCCATCCAGAAATCAACTTGCTGCTTTAGGAACCTGTATTCCGCCTCTAGGGATGGCGGTAGACCTTGTTTTACGCTCGACAACTTTACCTCCTTTGTTAATGAATTTGTCGATCCAGCACGGCGTGCATTGCGTTATTTCGCGAGTTACTGTTTTTGAGTGTTCGCCGCACTCTGAGCATACGTTATTTGTTTCCAAGTTTCACCTCTTTCAGTTTTTCCTCGACCTCCGCTAGCTCGGCTTTGTCGCGCTCAGCGAGCATCATGTAGTGGGCGATGTCAGCGGATACTGAGCCGCTGCGCACGCCTGTGTTCTGCGTTTGGATTGTGTCGATGCGTCGCTCGTTGCGTTCGATCGCACGTTTGAGCGTGCTGATACGGAACTGCAGCGACACCTCATCGACGCCTTCCAGTATGTCGATGACGTCGTTTATTGTTGGTTCGTTTGTCAAAATGGACACTCCTCTTCTGGTGTTGTTGGGCGCCACACGATGTCAACATCGTGAAGCGCTTTGATGAAGTCGACTAGGTTACTTGGCCACATTATGATGCGGCCTTGACGTTGTGTTTTGCAAAGTATGCGTTGGGGCGAATTTGTGTGTCGACTTTGACACGTTTGGCCGTCTCTTTGATGACTGTTCCCTCGACCCAACAATCCTCGTCAACCCAAGGTAGGTGGACCCAAACTTTATCGCCTGCTTTGTATTCCATTGTTAATCCTCCATTCACTGTAAGACTTACATATGTTAACTACGCGCTAACATCAACCCCTGTTTGCGAAATAATTCATTTTATGGCAAACTTTTTTCATGCGGCGTTCCTTCCCGCTCTTGCCGCAAGAGCTTAAAGGCAGCTCCCCCGCGTGCGACCACTCCCAGCGCACGCGGGGTTTATTTTGATCGCAAATACTGTATTATGGCAAATAACACGCACGAGGAGAGCGATATGCCGAAGAAGGGCTTATATGCGAACATTCACGCTAAGCGTAAGCGCATTGCGGCGGGCAGCGGCGAAAAGATGCGCAAGGCTGGAAGTAAAGGTGCGCCGACTGCCAAGGCGTTTAAAGCGGCAGCTAAGACTGCGAAAAAGAAAAAGGTAAAGAAGAAGGCGAAGAAGTAATGTCAGCTACAACGACAACACGTTTACCATGTAAGGGTTGCCCTACACCTAAAGCGTGCAAGGCGGCAGGTGTTTGCTTGCAAAGATTGAAGAAGTCTATGTAATGCCACGTAAGAAGACGCCAGCACGCGTAAAATACGCAAACGGTACGACGTACAAGGATAGCAAGGGGCGTACGCATAAACGTACGTCAGCGAAAGGCACGAAGCGCGGCGACGCGTATTGCGCGCGTTCTAGCGGCCAAAAGCAGACCGAGAAGGTCAAGGTGCGTCGTAAGGCGTGGGGATGCAGAGGAAAGAAATCAGTGCGATCAGGTGGTAAGTAATGGGCGTTTTAGACGATATTATCAAATTTGCTCTACGACAGCGGTATCCAGACGTGACGCCGCCAGTTGTTAAGTTTGACACAAAAAAGAACAAAGAGTACCTCGCTAAGAGTGAAAGCCCAGAGGCAAAGGCGGTTAAAAAGTTTCGTGACGCCACTCAAAAGCGCATTAACGCGGGTGATTATGATCCGTATTTTGACATATCTAAGCGATACACTGTCGATCGATACAAGTATCCAGTGGCATCGCAATCAAACCAGACGCTTTCTGTCCTGCCCGCAAAGCAGGAGACAGTTGACAAGTATCGGCAGATTTACGGCAATCCTAAATCTAAAGCTAATCTTTTAGAGGCGTTTGAGAAGGGCATCGATAGGCCAGATACGTCTGACTGGTACTACATGGGGCAGCTCGAGCAGGAGTTTATAGACGTGCTTGGCGAAGAAGCAGGTCGCAAAGCATTTGTCGAGCGATTTGCCGACCCTATGGCCGCGTGGACTGGAGGCGCTGATCCGCAAGCAAACTTACTGATGGCTGGCTTCGATAACTTCCGAAAAACGCAGGGCGCAAATTTACCTGAGAACACGTTTGACTACCCGTACCCGATTGGCGGTCGTTTCTTGGGCAACAACGCTAAGGCTGCTTCTAAGATTGAAGCGGAGGGCGGCATTAACCCTGCAACGAACCCAAAGCGCTTTAACTTCTCTACGAATTTCCAAGGCGCTGAAGATCGCGCGACGATGGACGAGCAAATGATGACGATTGGTTATGGTATGCAAGTCCCAACGCCTAAGACGTATGGCGCAGTCGAAGAAGTCGCGTTGGAGCTTGCTGACAAGAAAAACGTAACTCCGATGAAATTTCAGGAAGTCGTATGGCACGGGGGAACTGGTAAAGAGGGCAAGCCGATGATCCAGTTTGTGAACGAAGCTATCGAGCGCACAAGTGCTATCACGGGGCTAACACCCAAGGAGGTCGTTCGGGGAATGGTCAAAGGCAGCATACCATTGTTCGGAACAGCAGTGGCAGCTCCTATGACAGATGATATCCTTAATTACTTTTCAAAGTTAGAGGATGAAGGCTCATAATGGCGAGCCCTCTAAAATATGCCCGCGGTCTACTTGACTTGCTTCACTTCTCAGACGAAGTGCGGCCAGTTATCGATCCCAAGAAGCATCTGACAAATCCTAACATCAGAGGCGCTGAGGCATCACTTGCGCAATCTAAAGTTAGAACGACGCCATTCCGTCAAGAGCCGAAAGAATTTTACGATCCGTACCCTCCGCAGAGTTACTGGGCATCCGAAGGCTACAAAAAGGAGCGCGGGCTTGGGGACGCGATCCACACAACGCGGCAGCCGATTGAAGGATTTTACGATATCAGCGAAGACGCCGATAAGTTCTTGCCGTTAGCGAAAGAAAAAGTTGACGATATATTATCTACAAACAGCATAAACATTCCGCCGAATGAGAGAGCTGACTTGATAATCTCGGAAACTATGAATATGGCGAAGATCGCTGATTATCTTGGCCTACAAAACCGTAGATCACGTCCTAACGTGTTTACGCAATTCAACCCTGTCGTGCCTGAGCTTGTAAGGCCGCCGCAGGGTCAGTTCATGAGCATTCTCGATTATTTGGAAGGAATAGAGAAATGACTACACTTGTATACGAAATGGAGATGGATGACTTTGGGAAGTCTCTTCTCGAAACTGACCCATCATTTAAGATTGAGGTCCTTGAAACTTTAGGCGACGAAGAAGATTTACTCTTAAAATACAAGGTCAGAGTGACCGAAGAGAGGCCCGATGAATGATACACGCAAAATAATGTCGAGATCGACGTTTAACCAGATACAGCCAGAAGGGTCGATCCGCAAAGAGTTTGACATGACTGGCGCATTTGGAGTTGACGCGTATGCCCGCAAGCCAGTGTTAAAGCGGGACGCCGAGGGGCGCCATTACCGCGACTTCGAGGGCTACCTGTACTCCGAGGACGATTTGCTCGACATTATGGACGCGTACAACGACCCTAACGAGGGCTTCCAGAACATGGTTAAGTCCATGATGGAGCGCGGCAAGCAGCCCAAAGAGGCGATCGCTATGGCGCGTGTTCTAGGGCAGGTTCCATACGTTAATTACGAATATGTCGCAGGCGATATGAAGAATTACGCTCGCGGCGCCCGCGACGCTGCTCAAGAGGGGCGTCCGCTTGCATTTGCGGGCAACGCCGCCATGGGATTACTTACAGGCGCTGACGCGGCTGCCACTTATGCGCCGTTTGCACTTGGCCCAGCCTATCGTGGAGCAAAGGGCCTCATAAAAGAGTTTATTCAAGATCGAGCAGACGTCGCAACACCTCCACGAGGTGGTTTCTTGCGTAAAGAGCCACCACTACGTTCACGCGGCCTTTTGGAGCAGTAAAATGGAATATGACATCAACGAAATGGCTGACGAAATGGAAGCGATGATCAACCCCAACCAGATGGACGATGACGAGCTGCAGGGGATCGTCTCCAGCGAGTTAGACGACGCCCGCGATTACATCGACAACACGGTGTCGCCTGTACGCGCCTCCGCGACGAAGTATTATCGCGGCGAGCCGTTCGGCAACGAAGAGGACGGTCGCAGCCAAGTTGTAAGCATGGACGTGCGCGACACGGTGCAGGCGATTATGCCGAGCCTGATGCGCATTTTCCACGGCTCCGATCGCACGGTTGAGTACGTCCCGCAGTCTGCGGAGGACGTTGCGTCAGCTAAGCAGGCGACAGAGTATGCGAATTACGTGATTAACCGCGACAACGACGGCTTCCTGCACATGCACGCCGCGTTTAAGGATGCGCTGATCCGCAAAGTTGGCGTGTTGAAGTGTTACTGGGATGACCAGACGCGCTTTGAGACACACGACTTGACTGGCCTTGATGACAACGCATTGGCTGCGTTGATGGCGGACCCTGATGCCGAGGTGGAGATTGTCGCGTCTGAAATGATTGGCGAGCCGCAGATGGACCCGATGACGGGTCAAATCGTGCCGCCGCCATCGATCCACGCAGTTCGCGTGACTTACACGCACCCAGACGGACGCGTCCGCCTAGAGGCCGTGCCGCCCGAGGAGTTCCTGATCGCTCGTGAGGCCAAATCTATCGAGGAGAGCGATTACGTCGCTCACAGGCGCATTCTGACAGTCTCAGAGCTAGTTGCGATGGGATACGACTATGACGAGGTCGAGAGCCTCGCGTCATCACACGAAGACATGGCGACAAACGTCGAGCGCCTGACGCGTAACGCGCAGCTTGACAACGAGCTGAACGAGCGCAGCGATAAGGCGATGCGCAAGGTGATGTACGTCGAAAACTACATCAAGGTCGACTATGATGGCGATGGCATCGCGGAGCTGCGCAAAGTTTGCACGGCGGGCGACGGCAATAAGATTTTGATGAATGAGCCGTGCGGCATGGTGCCGTTTGCATCGTTCTGCCCCGATCCCGAGGCCCACGACTTCTTCGGCATGTCTATTGCTGATACGGTTGCTGACATTCAGCGGATCAAATCTAACATCATGCGCAACACGCTCGACAGCTTGGCGATGTCAATCCATCCGCGCATGGCTGTTACCGAGGGTATGGTTAATATCGAGGACGCCATGTCGACTGAAGTTGGCAGCGTAATCCGCCAGCGCCAGAGCGGGGCCGTCCAGATGCTATCGATGCCATTCGTTGGCCGCGAGGCGTTCCCAGTGCTGCAGTACATGGATGAGCTGAAGGAGGCCCGCACAGGCATCTCAAAGGCGTCTGCAGGCTTAGATGCGGGCGCGCTGCAGTCATCTACTGCGGCAGCCGTAAACGCGACTGTGAGCGCCGCTCAGCAACACATTGAGATGATCGCGCGTATCTTTGCCGAGACGGGCATGAAGCATTTGTATCGCATTGTGCTGCACTTGCTGACGACGCATCAGGATCAGCCGCGCATGGTGCGCCTGACAAATGAGTTTACTCCAGTCGATCCACGCGTGTGGAATGCAAACATGGATGTCACGGTAAACATTGCACTTGGCAAGGGAAGCGACACCGAGCGTTTGATGATGCTGCGCCAGATCAGCGAACTCCAAAAAGAGGCACTGATGCAGCTTGGCCCAGTGAACCCACTGACAGACATGAGCAAACTGGCCAACACGTTGAAATCGATGACAGAGATCGCGGGCTTCAAGGACAGCTCACAATTCTGGTCCGATCCAGCGCAGTTCCAGCCTCCGCCCCAAGAGGATAAGCCTGACATCAATGAGCAGTTGATACAGGTGCAAATCCAGCAAATCCAAGCGGACATCCAGAAGAAGGCTGCGGAGTTAACGCTCGAGCGAGAGAAAATGATGATGGAAGACGATCGCAAGCGCGACGAGCTTGACGCCGAGCTATTCGTGAAGGCGGAAGAGATGAAAGCCAAGTATGGCACTCAGCTCAACGTCGAGCAGATCAGAGCAGACCTTGCCATCAACCGAGAGGTGATGAAAGGTCAGGCGGACATCATTAAAGGCGCGATAGATGATTAAGAGCAAACAACAAATCATCGATGACGGGCGTGAAGCGAAGCGCCTGCTCGATGACACTGATTTGCAACGATTTCTCGATGAAATCCGAGCAAGTTGTCACCAAGAGTTCGAAATGACAGACTATGGTGATAAAGACGGTCGGGAGGCCGCATTCATGAAGTTGCGGGGTGTCGAAACAGTGCGTCAAGCGCTCCGCGCTTTGGTAGATAACGCATCTATTGAAAAAAAGGGAAAATAGACGCATAATTAATGGAGATACAGAATGGCAGAAACCAACAACCCATTAGGGACTGATCTGGCATCGGCACAAAATGCAATTAGGCAAATGATGGCGCCCCAAGAGGATAACGCTGCTGAGCCGAACGCGCTTGAGGCGGAAGCTGAAGAGGTAATCGAAGCTGAAGCCGAAATGCCAGAGGGCGATGAGGAGTACTCTCAAGAGTACGATGCAGAGGCCGAAGGCGAACTTGAAACTGAGGAAGATTACGAACAGGACGACAACGCATCTTTCGACATACTTACGGCTAAGGTCGAGGTAGACGGCGAAGAGATTACCGTTGAAGAACTGAAGAATGATCGACTAAGGCAGAGAGATTACACGCGGAAGACGCAAGAGCTTGCAGACCTTCGACGAGAAGTTGATGCGAGAGATGCAGAAATCGCACGTAAAGATGCACAGTATGCCCAACTCTTACCTGCGCTGCAGGAGCGGTTGGAGCAGCCAATGGAGCAGGAGCCTGACTGGGACAAGCTGTATGATACAGACCCCAATATGGCAGCGAGGGCAGAGCGCCAGTGGCGGAAGCAGCAAGACGAGCGAAGCGCTCAACTTGAGGCGATACGTCAGGAGCGCATGAGAATGGCAGAGCTTGAGCAGCAACGTAACGCGGAATTTGAAGCGCGATACACTGAAGAGCAACGCAATATTCTCCCAGACCTGATCCCTGAGTGGCGAGACACGAAAGTCGCCAAGCAGGAGGCAACGGATTTGCGAAACTTCCTCTTGACCGAGGGTTTCACAGAAAACGATGTCAACGGTCTACGAAATGCCACGCTTGTGAAGTTAGCGCGTAAAGCCATGCTATACGATCGAGGCCAAACTCGAGCCACGCAAGCTAAGACAGCGAAGCCGAAGCCGAAAGCCAAGACGTTAAAGACTGGATCACGCGGTTCACAGCCAAAGCCAAAGAGTGCACAAACACAAGCGCTTCAGCGCGCAAGGCAAACTGGTCGCATGCAAGACGCAGCGGCTGCAATCAAATCGTTACTCTAGGAGGCCATCATGGCAATCGTAACAAATACATTCACCTCGTTTGACAGCGTAGGTATTCGCGAGGAATTGTCCGACATTATTGCGAATATTTCGCCCGAACAAACTCCCTTCACATCTAACGTCGGCTCAGAAAATGTGTCTAACACATATTTCGAGTGGCAGACTGATGCGTTGGCGTCAACTTCGACAACCGCGGTAGTGGATGGGGATGACGTAGCGTCATTCGACAGCACAGCTTCAACCACTCGCGTCGGCAACTATACACATATTCGCCGCCGCACCTTAATCATCGCGGACAACTTGGCAGCGCAAGATGCCGCAGGCCGCAATGACGAGTTGGCATACAACCTCGCAAAGCGTGGTAAAGAGCTAAAAAGAGACGTAGAGGCAACTCTTCTGGACAGCAACGCTCAGGTAGCTGGCTCGTCTTCAACAGCGCGTGAGACTGCGGGTCTTCCTGCATGGATCGCGACAAACGACGTGTTCGGATCAGGCGGTGCGTCACCCACTGGCGACGGTACAGACACACGTACTGACGGCACACAGGCTGACTTCACAGAGACTATGTTGAAGACTGCAATGCAAAACGCATACAGCGCAGGCGGTGAGCCATCAATCTTGATGGTTGGCCCGTTCAACAAAACTCAGGTTTCTGGTTTCGCGGGTATCGCGGCACAGCGTTACCAAGCGCCATCAGACAGCCCAACCACCATTATTGGTGCGGCTGACGTATACTTGTCCGACTTCGGGACTTTGAGCGTCATTCCTAACCGCTTCCAGCGTGAGCGCGACGCGTTCTTGCTAGACCCAGAGTACGCATCTGTATGCTACCTACGTCCGATCCAATCAGTTGAATTGGCAAAGACTGGTGACGCAGAGAAGCGCATGGTCATCGCAGAGTTTGGCTTGAAAGTGTCAAACGAAGCAGCGCACGCAGGCGTTTTCGACCTAACAGCATCATAATGATGAACGGGGCGGCTTCGGTCGCCCCACTCACTTTCGGAGCAGAGCATGGGACAGAAACGAGTTTTTGACAGCGATCCGCTTACTGGGATCACGTCATACTGGCACGTTACGGATAAAGGGGAGTACGTCGTAGAGCGCGTTCAGGACGCCACGGCGATAGCGAATTTCAACAAGCGTCAGTACAATGACACGCCTAATAAATACAACGACGTAAACAAGGTGGCATCAATACCGCTTTCTGTGTATTATGAGCTGAAGCGTCAGGGGATCGCCGACGACCCAAAGGCGTTGAAAAAGTGGTTGAACGATGGCGACAACCAAGTGTTTAGGACAAGGGCGGGTACGCTGTGAGCATTACGACATACGACGAGCTTAAATCATCCATCGCGGACTTCCTGAACCGTGATGATCTCACGTCAGTGATCCCGACGTTTATTTCACTGGCTGAGGCAGACATGAACCGAAAAGTGCGGCATTGGCGTATGGAAAACCGTGCAACGGCAGAGATAGACGGCAGGTATAGCGCAATACCACCAGATTTTCTGGAGCCGATTAGATTGCACTTAGAGGGCGATCATACGCCTTTGGAAAATATTAGCTCATACAGGATGCAAGAGTTGCGCCAGTCATCATCGGACGCCGCAGGGCAGCCTAAATATTACTGTTTGACGCAGGGCGAAATTGAGATTTTCCCGACGCCGCGCCAAACAGAAAATTTGGAGATGTACTATGTATCGAGAGTTCCGTCTTTAAGTGCATCAAATGAGACGAACTTGATGCTGCAATATCACCCAGACATATACCTTTATGGGTCTCTATCCCACTCAGCGCTATACCTCGGTGAGGACGCGCGGCTTAATCAGTGGGCGCAGCTCTATGTTAACGCAGTTGAGAGCGCAAATCAGGAAAGCAGTAAGGCTAAATCAAGTGGATCTGGTCTACGCATGAAAATTCGGAGCTACTAATGAGTTTTTCAGACTACCTAGAGGATAAAATCCTAGAACACGTTTTCGGCGGCAACGCATACACTGCGCCCACTACGCTTTACGTTGGCTTACAGACATCAGCTTCATCAGACAGCGCTGCGGGGACAGAGGTTTCTGGCGGCTCATACGCGCGTCAAACAGCG